CGTAGTAAGTACGACAACCAGGGCGGTAACGAAGCACTCTTCCAAGAAGCATTCCCCAAGTACTCAGGTAAGGCTGGTATCTCTGCTGGTGCTGCTGAACTTGCTTCTGAAGGTGTTACCTTCACCTCTGCAACACCCGGTGTAACTCTGACTGCCGCTGAACAGGCCCGTGCTGCTGTCTTCGGAACTGGTTTCCAAGGTATCAGTGCTGCAAATGCAGAAAGCCTTGACGGTAGTGTCGAAGGTCAATTCAACCAGATGGCATTCTCCATCGAAAGAGTTGCAGTTGAAGCAAGAACTCGCGCCCTCAAGGCTGAGTACAGCACAGAACTCGCTCAGGACCTCAAGGCTGTTCACGGACTCGACGCCGAGACTGAACTCGCCAACATCCTCAGCACAGAGATTCTGTCTGAAATCAACCGCGAGATCATCCGTAATGTCTACTTCAACGCCGAGATCGGTGCTGCTCAGACAGACCTTACTGGTGCTGGTGCTGCCGCCGGTCCTCAGCCCGGTATGTACGATCTTGCAAGCGACTCTGATGGTCGCTGGAGTGCTGAACGCTTCCGTGGACTCATGTTCCAAATCGAGCGCGAATGCAACCAGATCGCCAAGGAAACTCGTCGCGGTAAGGGTAACTTCATCATCGTCTCTGCCGATGTTGCTTCAGCCCTCGCAATGGGTGGATTCCTCAACATCTCACCCGCTCTCAACCAGAGCCTAGATGTTGATGATACTGGTAACACCTTCGCTGGTCTTCTCAACGGTAAGATCCGCGTCTATGTTGATCCTTATGTCGCCACTGGACAAAACCATGTCTGTGTCGGTTACAAGGGTACATCCCCATATGACGCTGGACTCTTCTACTGCCCGTATGTCCCACTCCAGATGGTGCGTGCGGTTGGTGAGAACACCTTCCAGCCGAAGATCGGATTCAAGACTCGATACGGAGTCGTAAGCAATCCGTTCGCAACTAGCACCGACATTCTTACTGCCGGTGGTAACCAGTACTACAGACTCTTCGTTGTCAAGAACCTTCACGGTAACGGTTCCTGATAACACAAAAATAGAAGATCTGAACGAAGCGAGGGGGAGTTTTACTCCCCCTCGTTTTTTGTTATACATAATAGTATACTGGAGTTAATCATGTCTGATTCTGATATCACCCGCGAAATTCCGGAAATGCCGGACATTCAATATAAGTCATATGGTGTAACATATGATGGTAAGACAGAAAACAATTATCTTGGTAGGAATTATTTCCAACTGGAAATCCCTAGAGTACCTAACTTTCAAAGATTTGTTCAGAGTGTTACTCTTCCTCAGTTTTCTTTTAGTGAATTAACTCAACCAACAACTTTAGGTTTAGCACCTGCATTTCCGGGGAGTGGTTATGAATTTTCTCCCCTTATTATTGGATTTGGTATCGATGAAAGATTTTTGGGTTATCAGGAATTGTTTAGGTGGATGGAATCTATGGCGTTCCTAACAGATACAACGAATTTACCCAGAGACTCTCATACTTCTGATATTACCCTCTCAGTTAAAAACAGTGCATATCAAGAAAAAGTCAGAATTGTTTTTGTGGATGCCTTTCCTACAGTGTTAAGTCCTCTAGAGTTTACATCACTCGAACCTTCAGCATCCCCTTTATTGGGATCAGTGACATTTAATTATTCTAATTTTGAAATTGTGCAATTAGGAGTATAGCATGAATCTAAGTGATTATCGACAGATGGTAGAAGTCGATCTTAATATTAATGAAACAGAACTTGACACAGAATCTCTCAGAACCCCCCAATTACATTCAAAATATTTAAATTTTCTTTCCGACGAAAAACTAATACTCTCTAAATTGGAGAGTGAGTATAAGATCACTAAAAAATATAGGTGGCTTTACTATACCGGAAAATTATCAGAAGAGGAACTCTCTGAATTTGAGTGGGAACCATTTGAACTTTCAATTCTAAAAACCGATATTGATAAGTTTATGGAATCAGATGAAGATATACAAAAAATTTATAACAGAATTCAGTATAGAAGAACAGTGGTTGATTATTTAGATAGCATTATTAAGGTAATTTCCAATCGACAGTGGAACATTCGTTCAGCAATTGATTGGCTTAAATTTACAAACGGTCAATGAGTGATTTTAAAATAAAACAACTAGATGCAGTAAACCTTAAAGTTGATTGCGATAAAGGGTTTGCAAAGGAACTGAGCGAATACTTTACATTCATGGTTCCAAATTACCAATACACCCCTGCATACAAAAACAAATACTGGGATGGTAAAATACGCCTGTTTAATATTTTCAATCGCACAATTTATGCGGGACTTTCATCTCATGTAAAGAAGTTTTGCGAAGATAGAAATTATCCTTATGTTTTAGATTTACATAAAGAAGATAAACAACCATGCGATGACATCGATACATTTCTTTCTAAACTAAACATAAGCAATGGTAAAGATCCTATTACATTACATGATCATCAGGTAAAGGCTATTCGTGAAGCATTACTGAACAGAAGGTGTCTTCTATTATCTCCTACCGGAAGCGGCAAGTCTCTTATCATTTATTGCCTTCTAAGATATTATCTTTCTTGTTTTCCGGAAGATAAAAAGTTCTTAGTGATCGTTCCAACAACCGGACTTGCTTCTCAGATGAAGTCTGACTTTTTAGAATACTCAGTCAATGATAACTCTTTTAATGAAGAAGACATTCACATGATCTTTTCCGGTAAGGAGAAAGAAACCAAAAGAAGAGTGGTGGTATCTACATGGCAAAGTTTGTACAAGATGCCCGAATCATATTTTAATGATGTTGCAGGAGTTTTTGGTGACGAGTGTCACTTATATAAAGCAAAGTCACTGGTAGAACTCCTTACCAAAATAAAAAATGCCTATGTTCGTATCGGAACAACTGGTACTTTAGACAATACGAAAACACATAAACTTATGATTGAGGGTTTGTTTGGACCTACTATAAAGGTAACATCTACCGTAAAACTGATGGAACAGAAGATTCTTTCTCAACTTAAGATTAGTTGCATTACTCTAAAGTATGACGAGGAAGACTGTAAGGAAGTTAAAAGAGCGAAGTATCAAGAAGAAGTTGATTGGCTTGTATCCTCGGAGAAAAGAAACAAGTTCATTATTGATTTAGCAACTAAATTGAAAGGAAACACACTTGTACTGTTCAATTTCGTGGAGAAACACGGCAAACCTCTCTACGAGTCTCTGAGGGACTCCTCGGACAACCCTGTGTACTTTATCCACGGGAATAAAGATGTTGAAGAAAGAGAAATGATCCGAAAGATTATAGACACTGAAGAGAATTCTATTTTAGTTGCTTCATATGGGACATGTTCAACTGGTATAAATATAAGGAACATCCACAACATCATTTTTGCTTTTCCTTCTAAATCTGTAATCAGAGTACTTCAATCTATAGGAAGAGGTCTAAGAACTTCTTCTACAAAAGATATTGCCAAACTATACGACATTGGTGATGATCTTCAGTACAAAAGTTACAAAAACCATACCCTGAAACATTTAGAAGAAAGAATTAAAATATATACTAATGAAGGTTTTAATTATGAGTCAATTGCCATACCGATTCGGAGAGAATAACATGAAGACTTCTTATAGAATCATTAAACTAAGTAGCGGCGAAGAAATAATAGGAAATATAAAAGGTCGAGAAAAGGACAAGATTCTAATTGATCGTCCAATGATATTTAAAACTCAAACTATGATGAACACTATGGTGTCTCAAAAGGAAGTAGTATTCTTAAGAGACTGGATGTCATACACTAACGATGTTCAAGCAAAAATTAAAGAGTCTCACATTACCTCTATTTTTACGCCAGATCAATTAGTTGTGTCCATGTATGATAGAGCAAAACATGATCTAGATGTTCAGCCTCAAAAACCAGGCAAAATGACTAAAATGGATCCAGATGCGATGAATCAAAAAAGTCTTGAAGACACCATAAAGCAAATGTTTAAATTTCCACCATCTAACAATAATGATATTTTTGATGAACTGGATGCTTTAGAAGAAAAATTAGAAGCATTTGACTCAAACGAATTAAATAATCCTGAACCTAATGGCAAAGATAGAATCTATCTGAATATGGATTTATCGTATGATGATTTGAAAGGTTTATTCGAAGATGGTATAATTTCTTCGAAGATCTTCGATATGCTTGAAGAAATGTATTATGGACCTAATCAGATGAACAGTGAAGAGATTAGCGATGAATCAACTATCGAAGACAAAGACAATCCAGAATATGGTAACAGGTGGACTGATTGGGATAATGATTTATCTAACGAAGACTATAAGTAAGCTTAGTTAACTTATTACTCCTTTTCTCTCTCCACACAGAGATTATAATCGTGAATAAAAAACTGTCAAGTAAAAACTTGACAAAATATTTTTAGGATGTAAAATTCATATATGAAAAAAACAACGCACTATATTGACAATATTAAATTTTATGAAAACATGACAGACTGGATTAAGGGTGTTCGTGAAGCACAAAATGCAGACGAAAAGAATCCTCCAATAACAAACTATATTGGAGAATGCTTTATGAGCATTGCTGAAAACTTATCAAAGAAAGGTAACTTTATCAAGTATCCTTTTCGAGACGACATGATAAGTGATGCAATAGAAAACTGTGTAATGTACGCACACAATTTTGATCCAGATAAATCTAAGAACCCATTTTCTTACTTTACTCAAATTACTTACTTTGCCTTTCTTAGAAGAATAGAAAAGGAAAAGAAGCAAATGTATATTAAGTATAAATTGATGGAGCAACATCCAGACTCTACTTTATCTTGGTATAAAGAAAACTATTTCGAGAAAAAGAAAGAAGAAAATATTGATGATGCGCTCAAAAAAGAATTTGAACTAACGGATAAAGATATTGAAAAATTTGGATCTAGTTCAAAGAAAAAAGGTAAGAAATGAAAATAGGTGTTCTGAATGATTCGCACTTTGGTGCTAGAAACGATTCT